TAGGCGCAGATGGTTTTGTAGCCGTTACCGCGCCCGCTACCGTACCGCTTAAATAAAGTTGTGCGCCATCGGTGTATGCGGATGTATCCATGTTTTCTAGCAAACCAAAAACGGTTACATATCCGTTTGAATTGTTTGCTAGGTTGCTTGTTATCATGCCCAAGGTTTGCGCGGATGTTGAATCGCCCGTAGCAATGGCTTTTGATACGGTTGCAATCTGACCCGTAGCACCTGAGATATAAACAACCGTACCCTTAGTTAAAGTTGCGCCCGTAGTGTTACGAACTTGCGTTAACAAAGTAGAAGCGGGGGATGCTTCCGATACTGCCAAGTTAACCGTTGTTCCTGATGGCGTTACAACGATTGAACCATCCGTAGATGTAATAGAACCAATCGCACCAAGGTTAGTTAATGCGCCGCCCGCCGTACTTGCACCCGTACCACCATCGGCAATAGCCAAATCAGTAATGCCCGTTATGCTACCGCCTGTAATGGCAACGCTATTTGCGTTTTGGGTTGACATTGTGCCAAGCCCTGATACTTGCGTATTGGCAATGGCAATTGTTACATCAGATGCCGCGGTTAGTTGACCCTGACCATTTACAGTAAATGTAGGTACTGCGCTTGCAGTTCCATAAGGCGCGGCGGTAACGGTTGTATTAGCAATTGAAAGGGTACGGTTGGCGGCTAGGCTACCACCACCAGTTAAACCCGTTCCCGCGCTAATTGTTAGGCTTGTAGGCGGTGCGCCAACATCGGTGTTAGACAAAACAACAACGCCCGTGTAGCCGTTAACGCTTGCCACTTGGTCGGTGTTATCAATCTTTTCCCATGCCGTACCGTTGTAGATTGCCCAATCGCCTACCAACCAATCGGTTACGCCATTAAGGTTTGTATTGCCCGCAACGGAAACAACATAGTAATAACCCTTGCTACCAACGCTAGATACAAGCGTAGGCGTATTGGTTGATGCGTTCCATGCGCCTTGGTAACTTACGCCACCCTGAATACTTGCAGGGATTTGCGACAAAGGTACAGTACCGCCCGCATCTAGCGTAGCAACGCCTAGGGCAACGCCCGCGTTCAATATTGCCGCACTACCCAAGCCAAGATTAGAACGCGCATCAGGGGCGTTAGATGCGCCTGTACCGCCATCAGCAATGGCTAGGTCTGTAATGCCTGTGATGCTTCCACCCGTAATAGTTACGGCATTGGAATTTTGCGTTGACATCGTACCCAAACCCGATATTTGGGTATTTGCAATTGCAATTGGGGTTGCCGCCAATGCGGTTAACTGACCTTGTGCATTTACTGTAGCCGTAAGGGTGTTAGATGCAGAACCAAATGCACCCGCCGTTACCGTTGTATTGGCAATGTCGATTGTGCGATTGGCTGACAAATTACCACCGCCTGACAAGCCAGTGCCCGCAGTGATGGTTGTGGCTTGGTCAGCCGCGTTTAAATTTGTTCTTGCACCCGCCGCATCGCTTGCCCCAGTTCCACCGTCTGCGACCGCTAAATCCGTAATGCCCGTAATTGAACCGCCCGTTATCGCAACCGCATTTGCGTTTTGCGTGGACATTGTTCCCAAGCCGGAAATTTGTGTATTGGCGATTGCAATGGGCGTAGCCGCTAACGCTGTCAGTTGACCTTGTGCATTAACTGTCGCTGTCAATGTATTACTTGCAGAACCGTATGAGGCGGCTGTAACGGTCGTGTTTGCAATGCTTAATGTGCGATTTGCGCTTAAATCACCACCGCCTGATAAACCAGTGCCGGCACTAATTGTGGTCGCTTGGTCTGCGGCATTTAAATTTGTACGTGCGCCGGAAGCGGTTGTTGCCCCTGTGCCACCATTATCCAAATCCAATGTGCCACTTAATGTAATTGTGCCACTTGTTGTTACGGGTCCGCCAGTAAATGACAAGCCAGTTGTGCCGCCCAAAACATCAACAGATGTAACTGTACCGCCACCATCCGTTACCCATTCCAAGCCCGTAGCCGTACCATCTAAACCAAGGCGTTTGTTTGCGTTGCCTGTGTACGATGGCAATAAGTTAACCATTGCGCCAGCCGCTGTCGATGAACCCGTACCACCATCGGCTACGGCTAGGTCTGTAATACCTGTAATTGTACCGCCTGTAATAGCAATGACATTTGCATCTTGCGTAGCAATAGTTCCCAAACCAAGATTGGTACGTGCCGCGCTTATCGTGGATGCATTAGTACCACCATTAGCGATTGGCAAAACGCCCGTAATGTCAGCAGTGGAAATGTCCAATAAATCCCAAGCGGAATTTGTACCATCTGTTTTTAGGTATTTACCCGTATTGCCTGTTTGCGTAGGTGCAAGGGCGTTAAACCCTGCGTTAGCAGTAATCTGCCCTGTGCCGCCTAAGTTAACCGGAACAGTGCTTAAACTAATTGTAGAAGCGTTAACAACAATCGGTGACTGTCCTACATACGCAATTGTTCCAACGGGTCCTACTGTTTCCGTTGTGCCATCAGAAAACGTGAATACAAGATATATCGAACCACTACTTTCGACAATATCAACATCCGTTACGCTACGACCCGCGACACCGCGGTCAATACGAACAATAAGGTTGTTTCCGTCAACAACGACAACTTTTTGTATAGCCATTTTTTACCCCTTAAAGAACAGTCACACCATCCGAACGAACCAAGAACATCAAGAAAATAATGTCATCCTCGGCAGGGGTCGGTGGGTTGGCGGCAAATGCAAGTTTAATTTTTCCCGTAAAACAAACAGGATTTTGTTCGTCAATTTTTAACTGTGGGTCGGAACTAATTAAACCCCATGCAGTATCGTCAATGACCAACGTAAATGAACCAGCCGCGTTTACCTTATTGCTAATAGTTAAGTTGATAGCAGTAGGCACAGGCGAGTAATTAGCAACGTCAAACGACAACCCATTACGGGTATCCACTAGGTTTGAAATCTGCCTACGAGCAATGTCCGCCGTAATAGTTGCAGTGGTCAAATTTACGGGTGCGCCGGCAACATCAAGAATTGTCAGATTCCAGTACCATCGTTGGTTGTAAACCAATTCGCCAGTAATCAGTGGATTGTCAAAGCCGCTAACTTGCGTTATGACATTTTTGGAAAAGAGCGCCATTGTTGCGTTCCCTATACATAGGTGGAACATCCGCGTACTCGCGGGGGAATGTGTCTTGTCTTTTGTATATTCTAACCGCCCAAATAAATACAAGCAATCTGCTGTATGTCAGTTGGGCTAGAAAAAGTTATTGCCTGACGGGATTTTGCAATTGTAATAGAACGAACAAAATCATCCGCTTGTTTCATACCTTTGCCAGCAATGGAACTTGTAACGATTAAATCGCCAAGTTCAATGTCACCGCCTTCGCCGCATACATTGATAAGCCCTTCACCCAAAGCATTTATGTGTATTACTTTTTGCCCCGCAGGGATGGGATAATACATTGGGTTATAAACCGGCGGCGGGTTTGGTACGGGTGTTCCTGTGGCGGGGTCAATTTCGCCTGTGTTTTGGTATTCATCCCAATCGCTAGGGGGAACATCAAAAACTTCAATGCAAACGCCAATTACACCTTTTTGATTTGCCGTTGAACTTTTCTTGTAAAGCATAACAATGTTTGATACATCTAACACCGCTTCAACTTGGTAATCAACAACAATGTCGCCAACAATCGGGGCTTCGGTTGTTTCAATTAGTCCATCGTGAACACCAGTAAAAGGCAAGTAACCGCCCGCAGAATAAAATGAACCTAATGTTGATTCAGCGGAATAACTACCATTGTTTAAAAATATTTCGTTAAGTAGCGTTACGCCAGTTGTGTCGTATCTTCTGCCAACATAACCTGATGAAGTTGTAGTATTTGCAATAAATGCTTCTGCAATTCTTGCGGATGCCGTAGCACCGTAATACGCAAAATAACCCGCGTTGTCCTGTCCGTTTAACGTAGTTGAATTAAATGGCACTAATGCAATATTTCCAACTGTTCCAATGCTTCGGTTATATCGACCATTGCCCGCAAATGTATTTGTTCCAAGAGAAAAAGCGGTATAAAAAGAGTTGTAATTTAAATCATAAGTTGCGAACGCCGCAATTGCTGACGCACCACTTGAATAAGTAACTGCACCCAATGCCGCCGCCGTATTTACTGACGGGGTTTCTTGGAACACCATTAAACCAAATCGACCATTTGTAGTAGATTCAAAACCACCAACGCCTGTAAACCCATTAAGAACTACGCCCGCATTACCAAGTTGGAAAACACCTCCGTTTAATGTGCTAGTTGTTCCTGATGTAATTTTGTCAACCGTCAAACTGTTTGCGGTAATTGCACCGCCATCAATAAACGTAGTGGTTGTGCCGCCTGACCCAACAGAATTTGCAAGGTTGGTAAAAGTAACCAAACCATTTAAATTTTGCCAAGTAAATACCGTACTGATGGTTTCGCTGTATGAGCCGCCAAAAGTGTTTTCTTGAAACACAACAAGAACAGCCCAATATTTATTGTTAGCAGATGTTGTTGACACCGCGCTTGGGCTAAATGTTGTTGCCCATCCGCTTGCAGTTGTGCTTGCGGTTTGCGATGAAAAGTTATACGCAACTTCGGATGTTGTTGGTGCGGTTGGTGCGGTTGATTGCCCCGTATTGTAGAAAAAATATACTTGTGCATTACGAGGACCCGTACTTCCGCTACTGCCATCATCAACAACTGCCATTGTGATGCTTCTTGTAATTGCACTTGTTAAATTACTTCCATTAACAACCAAAGACGCGGTAACATTTGATACGCCTGAATCTGGCGTAATCGTAATTGTAGAGGCAGAACCAGTTGTAGGCGTTGCGTCTGTAATTGTCCATGCGTATGTTGGCGATGTAACGTTTTGTGTAACAGCCGTAAGCGTAGCCGTAGATGGCGTAACAGTGCCACCGCTTGACCGTGAAAATACTGTTAACCCAGATATGTCAACAAAAGGACCCGCCGCACCCGCGCCCGCTACAGGAGTCCAAACAAACGATGCGCTGATTGGGCTGAGAGTCGATGTGGTTATATCGTTGCCAACTAAATAAGCAAAATAATACGTACCCGTATCAAGCGTTAAATTTGTGTATGTGTAATTAGTGTTGTTTGTAATTGGTTGATTGTTAGCGGTTGATGCGCTTGTTAACAATTGCCAATCACTAGAAACTGGTGTTGGACTTGTTGTAAAAAACAAATTGGTAAATGTTACGCGACCCGTTGTTGGTATAAAAACTGTTACGCTAAAATTTGGAACTACTGCTGATGGATATCCCACAACAGTTGGCGCGGACAAAGGCGAAAAATAAATAGGTGATGCCAACCCGCTATTGGGTGCGGGTGTAAATTGCGTAATGTCAAAATCATCATAAACTTGTGCGTTGTATTCAACAATTTCAAGTCGCGCACCTAATGACCCGTCAGGCAACGATGCTTCGTTTACTTTCATTACTCGGAATAATTTAGCGTTCCATCCGTAATCGGCATTGGTGACGCTGATAACATTACCCGCATCCACTTGAATGCCGTAATACGATGTGTTAAATGAAACAAGCAAATCCTCGCGGGCTTGTTCTAACAAACGATTGGCAAGGTATTGCGCTTGTACCGAATCATTTACCAAATCGTATGTAATGGAATATTTATTAACCGGCTCATTAGGGTACAACAATCCAACGGGCGTTTGTATGTTTACAAATGACGCTTGGTCACGATTTGATTTAAACGGAAAGCGAGCCTCAACTTGATTTATTGACGATGTAATATCTGTCGCACTAACGCGAATGTCGCCAATAATATTATTATCCGTAAACGCGTATGCCGTAGATTCTGCCTTGTTCATTACGACAGACCATTGACCGAGTGCCGCGTTATAAGTCATCCACGAATCGCAAGCCGACATGATGCGGTCTAAGTTAGACAGCACTGTTTGACCCGCGTCTAATACACCATTAATTCTGTATCGCGCTTGTGTAACGGGTGAACCACCACCAGCGGGTGTAAAAGTTATTGTGGCATCGGAATAAACGTTAAGCGCAGTCGCACTTGCTGTGTCAACATTGCTTGCAGTAAAAGAACCATCAGGCAACCAACCAATTGCACCACCATAAGATTTGTTTGTAACGTAATCAAGCCACACATCTCCCGGTTTTGCAACGCTTGCTCCATTTGGATAATGGCTTACGCTAAATGTAATAGGCTGTAATTGTGTGGTGTCAGCATCTCGGTTGTAAACCAGTTTGACAATGGCAAAACCCAAGTTATTCATCTGCCTATTAGTCGCAGGCCATCTTTGCCCAACAGCAATGTCTGAACCGCCCATTACGGTACTCGGAGCCGATGCGCCGTTTGCCGATGTAATTACCCCTGCATTGGATGATTTATACAAACTGATGTACAAATTGTCGCTAATTTTTGTGTCAACATTACCCGCCTCATCCGTCAAACTAACCACTTTGGTTAAATCTGTTCCATCAAATGTAATCAAGCGGTCGCCGTAATACATTTTTGTGGTGTCGTAATTAAACACGCCAGCCGCAGTTCCTAACGTTGCGTTTGCTTCGCTTATGCTAGAGATTGCCAAAACGTAATACATTGTTTTTTGGTCAGTCGTCAGCACCGCATCTACAAACGTGCCGCCCATATAGGCATCACCGTACACAATAGGTATTGCGTTAACCGAACTTGGCGGCACTTGCTGACGCACGCCCATGTCTTGTTGCGTTTCTGGATTGTCAGCAAAAATGCGGGTAACAATTAGCGATACAGCAAAGTTAACGGCAAACGTAGCATAGGCAAGGGTCATGCCTGTTGCTGTTGCTAAATATTGTGCGCCAATCGCAATAAGTGTCGCTACCATTTTTATTCCCTAACGAAAGTTGCGCCAAGTGGTTTATACCCTCGTCGCGTGTAATCAATCAAAGGACCATTTGCCGAGATTGATGTGCAAACAAAATCCACATCGCCCGCCTTTAACATTGCTTGCGCACGTTCATCAAACGCTTTCCACAATCTACCACCAACTGTCCCATTCCTATGCTCGGGTTCAACCCACCAAAGCAATTCGTTTAATTCTTTTATTTTTGGCGACCAAATGTTTGAAGTTTTATAAGCAACAATCGCACCGCGTAAATTGGAATCGATGAAAATGAAACCACGACCACTAATAATTTCGAACAAAAGTTGCTCAACATACCGAGGAAAGTGGTTACAAGAATCACCAAGTTTTTTAACAGGGTTTTCATAAGCATAGGCTTCAACAATTTCTAACAATCTTGGAATATCATATTTAGATGCGGGTCGTATCATGGAGATGCGTCACCTGCTGAATTATCTGTTACTGTAGTTTCACTTGATTGCGTATTTGTTTTAGGCGGTGAACCAAAATCAAAATAAGTATTTGCTATTTCCGAAACGCGGTTCATTGACGTTTCATTTACGCCGTAAATAAATTGCCAATTACTTTTATTTGTCCGAACTCCTGATAATCTGTTTTCCAAAATGCGTCGCATTGACGAACACGATATGGAGCAAGTTGCTACCCGTGTGCGCATCTCTGTATTAAAATCTTCGGTAATCGCTACGCTGTTAATAATACCTTGGTAGCGTTTAAAAAACTGGGTTGTTGGCGTTGTAATAATTTGATTGTTGGAATCAAAGAAACCACGCCACACTTCGACCAGTGAACCCTTAATGTCGCCCGACAAAATGACCGCAATGTTTGCCGGCAGAATTCCTGTCAGCGCAATTGTCATGTCGTCTGATGTAGCCTTAATATCCCGTTGTACATCGCCAACGTTTAACAATGCGCCAAGGTTTGAAAACGTATTGCCACCCACAGTAATTGGGGCGGCGGCATTGCAAAATGTGTAAACAGTACCGGCAACGCCAACAGTCAGTTTTACAAATTCCGCATGGTTAATCTGCGAGCCTGTAACGGCGTTAATGGTTGTCATGTGATGTACTCTCTAAAAACAAATGGCGCATCCCATTGCACAAATGCGCCGTTGGTCATTGGGTTTAAAGTATATGTCGGACACGCTTCTGCAACAACTGTAAACGTGCATTGATTGCCAATAAAAACAGTTGTGCCTGATGATGGCGAACCAATCAAAGGTCGGTGAATACTTACGGATGAACCGGCAGAATCAGCCGTTATCTTGTACGTGTATCCACTAATCATAATAAAATCACCGGCTTTAAACGTGCCGTTAGACGTTAACGCAAGCGTTTGTGTATTAGCCGTTGGTGCGCCGTTAAGCGTTGCCGCCGTAGCCGTTCCTTGCATTGATGTAAACCAAGACAAATTGGAACTGGTCATTACAATGGTTTCGGCTAATTGGCGGTCTTTATTGTCAATTGCTTGAATGATTGCACGCACTTGCGGATAATACAAATACGCATGAGGTTGAATGGTAAACACCCAAGGCACAGCCGTTAGGTATTGCGCCACAGTGATATAGCCCGACCGCGCTACTTGTTGACCAACCACGCGACGATTGTTTACCGTCATTGATTGTTGTATTTCAAAAATGGTTTGAAAACTCATGCTCGACCTCGATTCACTGCCAATGATTTTCCTGCGTATTGATTTGCCGCCCATACCGCATTAGGGCTTGACAGCAATCTGTCCTCAAACGATTTGGTATCAATTGCGTTAATGTAATTGTTTGTCACCATTGTTGTGCCACCCATACCGCTTAACGCATGGTTTGGAATAATATTTCCCGCTGTCCGTGGCACAAACAATTCGGGTCCACGTTCACCCACAATGCTTGCTTGACCCACCGCAGGGGAACCGCCATCAGCATATCCGGGAACGCCCGTCATTGCCGCTGGTTGATACGGGTTTGCACGCATACCAAACATTGACCCAAAAAGCGAACTCAGAAAATTAGATGCCGCCGCTTTCATTTGCATGGCAATCATGTCTTGGATAATGCTTTTGGCAAGGTCTTTAAATCCAAGTTTGCCAGTGCGTACAAACCTATCAATAGCCGATTCCATATTGCCCATTAATGAATCAAACGCTTTTGCACCTTGTTCTAATTCTGTCGGCATATCACGCAAGAACCGCATCGCTTGTTTGGTAAAACCTTCCTCGTACGAACCTTGTCTAAGGTTTAATGTCAATTGGTATTTTTCACGGGAAATTGCTAACGATTTTTCTGCCAATGCAAGTTCACGGGCTTCCGCTTCTGCTCGGGCTGTTGTAGTTAAATCCCTGCGTGCATCAAGTTCTTCAAGATTTGCCGCTAATTGTTGTCTAATCTGCATTTGCTCACGTTCAAGAATAAAATCTTCTTGACGCATAGTTGATGCTTTCATATCCAATCGCATCATCTCTTTTTCATTATCAAGCGCAATGTTCATTAAACGTTGACGTTCTGCAACTGCACCATTTCCTTTTTCGTACATACTAAAAAACTCAGCGCGTGCCTTGGCATCTTCTTCTGCCGCTTTTTGCGCATTAGCCGCACCTTGGGCATACAATTGCATTTGTCTTTTTCTTGCCGCTTCTGCTTCTTTAGATTCGGCAACTGAACGACCACTACCGGCAGGTTTTGTTACAGCAGTTTTCTTTGATAACGCGTCAATTGAATTTCCGTATTCACTGACACCCATTACTTTATTTACAAACCTATCAAGGTCTTGCCGAGCAATAATGTCGGCCATTTCTTTTTTGCCAAATACATTTTCAAAATCTTTGTCATCATAAGATGGGATAACACTTTTGAAAATTGTTATTGTTAATTGCATCTGTCTAAGCAAACCGCCTAAAACAAATGCCACTTCCGCAATTGATATTGCTATTGTTTGAAAAACAGTTTTAAATATAGGACCAAGAATATTTGTTTCACCGGCTAAATCTTTGATGTAATCAATACTTGCTTTTAAAACAGGACCCAGTTGCGTAGCCAATGTAACCATTACATTGCGGGATGTTTGTGCTAACAAATCGTAAGTGTCAGCGGCGGCTTTAATTGCTTTTTCTTGTTCTGCAATAATTGGATTAACTTCGCCCATTTTTTGAGCAAAACCAACCATGTCAACGCCCTTGGCGGCTTTGGAAAAAACCTCCATTGATTTAGCACTACGCGTAATCGGGTCTTCAATTTTTCCTAAGTTGGCAACTAATTTGTTTAACAGTTCTTCTTGGGAAAGTTTGCCTAAATCTTTTAAACTGATTCCCAACGCAATTGCTGTTTTTTGCGCTTTATCAGAACCGCCAGCCGCTTCGTCAATAAATTTAGCAAACGCCGATAGCATTTTGCCCGCGTTGTCTGCTTTGCCACCCGAATTGGCAAGCGCATTGGATAACTGTAATACAGTACCAATTGCAACTTCATTGGCTTCGGCTACGTCGGCTAATTCATCCGCATATTTAACGGCGGCAACACTTGCGGCTAATAATGCGGTTGCACCTATCTTGCCAAATTTTTCTGCTGATTGGCTAAACTGTTCAAGTTTTTTGCCAGCCGAATCTAATCCTCGGCTGAACTCCGCAGAATCTAAGCCTAGAACAACGCCAAGGCGGGCAATCATATTAGCCATGTTTTACCTCAAACAATTTTTTATCAAACCCCTGTGCCTGTGTCATAAACATTAAAAGGCTATCGTTGACAGCCGCTTGTTTACTGCCCTCAGGCAACGGTGGATAGATGTAATCATACGCATTACCAAGGATGTTGGCTAGTTTATAAGGCGGTGAATTTGCCGGTCGCATATAGTTAAACACCCCGTTTGTCAGGGTCGCTATTTGCGTTAACACGCCATAATTTCCAACCAACCCATCGGCATACATCGTTTGGATGTTTGCCATGGTTACATCATCAATGTCTTGTATTGTTTCTAAGGTGTGCCCGTTGAAAATCATTGCCGCTTGACATTGACTTTTCAACGAGCCAATCAGTTTCCCCGCGCTTCCTTATATGTTGGGCTGATAACTTCGCCAATCTTTTCCACAATCTGCATTTGTACCGAGATTGGAAATTCATCTTGTATATCGGCATAAGTTAAATCTTCTAGGCTTGCACCTTCAAGTTCGGGCACAAGCAATTTAAAAAATTCGGTAATACGCGCTTCTGTAATAGCCTTGTTTTTAGACGCTTCACGCATCGAACGGCCTTCCACCAATATGTCGTTATCGGTAAATTTAAAATCTTCGGTTTGCGTTGTTTCAAATTTTCTCAAAGACTCGGTAATTTCAACGTAAATTTTTTCTACCGTTTTATCATCCGGCTCAGATACTTTTTTGTAAATTTCTTCTGATTCTGCAACCAATGGAATACGAACTTTAAATGTATGACCACCTAATTCAAACGAACGAATTAAAAGGTTCTTTCTGTTGGCTTGATATTTGTCGCCAAACGCACTGGAAAATTTTGTCATTTCTGTTTTGCCTTGTATTGTGTTATCCGCCTACCGATAATTTCACCAAGCCTTTTGGCGGTTTGTGGGGCTTGGCTTTCCATTGATGTTCGTAAATAAGGATGCGCTGGGTTTTGTGCAGAACCAAACTCTTGCGCTATTGCCCGAGCATCGCTTTTAATACCTGTAAATTTGTTTGCGCGATACGCGCCTACGTGAGCATCGCCTTCCATTGTGGAAAGGCGTTTTTTGGCTTTTAATAAACCTTTGCCTTCACTCATTTCGGCTAATTTTTTACCCGATGCCGTTGTAACTGCCGCAATGACTGTATCCGTATCGGTTATGTATTTAGACCGTCTATCACGACGTGAGGGGCGTCTAGCCTCAATTTGTAAGGATAACCTTAAACCACCTGTATTAACCGGTGCACGAGCAATTGCTTCAGTTAATACGGGTTTCATTGCCTCACGGACTGCGGGCACTAAAATTTTACTGGTGGCTTTTTTATCACCAATTTGCTCTGCCAAATCATCAAACGCGGCAAGCACATCCTTCAATCCAACGATTTTGAAAGATGCTTGCATGGTTTAACCCGCCTTAATAATTTTATGAAATATAAGGTGATTGACTTGCAGTGCGTAATCTACGACTTCATCAGGTGTCATTTTGTCCGCATGATGTTGTGCAATTTGATGCGCAAGCGTTACCGCTGTCATGCGTTGTTGAGAAAAGCCAAACCAATCCTTGCGAGATTCGGCTTGGCTTACTAGGAAACCCAACAAATCGTTACTGTCTTTTATTGTCGTAGTCATGTTTTATTCTTTTATTTTTTTGGTTGGTGCATACGGAAAGTATGATGCCAAAAACTGTAATGCAGTTTGTTGTTCCGACCCCGCCGTAGCATTTGCCAAAGCATCCGCTACTTCCTTAGGGTCTAACTCCATGCCCCTGACCACAAGGTCTAAGGGCAAGTAGGTACTGGTCAGCAATGTTACTGCGTCATCAGTGGTCATAATTAGGTACTGGCAGACCAGCCGTATTGATTACCACGGGGATGAATCGTAAAATTAACCTTGGCCTCGGCTCCGGGCGCGGAGTCAATAGTCCATTGGCTAACGCGACCATTAAACGCATAAATCACAATGCCTGTGCCATCAGTTGCACGAATAACAAATGTTCGGTCAATCGTGCCGTTGTAAGCGTCATCACGTAGTAACAACAAAACAGAATCGCTAGGATTCCAAGCGGCTGTAATGCTCATACTTGTTGGTGCGGATTGCACAGGGATTTTGTCTGATTGACGCGAACCCGCAACGCCAAATGACGCAACAGCATCATCTTGACCAAATGCAGGAATAGCCTCAACAGGCACTAAATTACCAATGACTGCTAAAGCAGACACGGTAGCATACGTGCCCAATGCGGTAGTTGTTAACGCGGTTGGAGATGCGCTTGGCTGTGCGTATAGCGTTGCACTAAAGCCGGGCAAAATTTTGGTTGGTAAAGCCATTTTGAGTTTCCTTTAAAGAGTTGAAAAAATCGTGTCTTATGTTGGAATATCTATGGTGCAATCAATGAAGATTTCAGCCAATTTATTCTCATTGTCGTAACTGTTATACAGCCACTGGCAATCCGCTTTGGAAATATAAAAACCCCCATCAGCCGGATTTCCTAACATACCGCTATAACCGTGTAGCGATTGTAGTACCTGATTGGAAATTGTAAAACCATCTTCAATCACTTGCGTAAAGATACTTATCTGAAACACGGGGCGGTCAATGCCTTTAACCGATTGATACGAGCCGGTATACACGTCTTGGTGCACGTTCCTGAGCATCCATGTAATAAACTTAGGCTGTGTCGCAAAATTGCGGTTAAACGCGGCATATACGGGTATAGGCGTAACAATGCTGTTCAATTGATATTGAATCGCTTTGCCGTAATTAACAACATTTGTTTGCGCTGTCATACTGCCACCACTGGGTCGTTACGTACACAAAGCAATTTAACAGTCATGCGGTCATCCGATTCACGTACGCTGTCAATTCGCCAATTGGCACTTTTCCAAGCAATTGAATACAAATTTTGACTGTCCACAATTGTTCTTGTATTTGGCGTGTAATTTAGCGTGAATTCAACAACGTCAGCATAAACCCTGTATTTTTCCGAAATGCGTACGCTATTGGAAACGGAATGAACACGCGCCCGTGTATCAAACCATTTTGTAATAGTCGTAGATTGCTCACCAAAGGAACTCGCGCCAAAGGTTAATTGATTTACTCGGATGTTTTCAAAGCGAGCAATACCCATGTCACATCACCAAAGGTTTGTACGGGCGAAGCAATGCGGCAACGCCGTAAGGTACTTCACGCAACATTGAATCAGTTGTGTTTGAACGATTGTTGTACAAGTGCGTTAACAACATTAATGCCGCTTGTTTAATTACGGGGTACGTTGAAATAAACGCAGAATTTTGCGTGTACGTTACAACGATTGGATTGGCTACAGTTTGGTTTAATGTATTAGGAATTGTGTTAAGTATTACCCTGTTACCCGTTGGGTCGTAGGAATAATTGGTTGAGGCAATCAATACTGGCGTAATGTTAGACGTGGAATAAAATTCAACAGCATCAATTGACACGCCTACCGAGTTATAAGCCGAGACAGCCACTTCCGGTAAATCCAAAAACACCGCAGTGTTATACAACCCAAAATTAGGGTAATAAACCTTGTATGTTGTTTGATAAATAGCCGCGCCAATAAAATCCTCAATTGCCATGCGCGTAGCAAGTTCAAGCGACTTTAAATATGTGTCTTGACTTTCGTCATCAAACAAATTTAATTGTTGCGTAATTTCCTCAAGCGTTAGCCACGGCGTTGCTACGTCGCGGTCAACTTGCTCAAATTTGGCGTAGTTATACGGATTCCGTTGATTGGAAAAAAACGGCGCAAGTGTTTGGTTCTCAACGGGCATATTCAGCCCCTTTAAGCCGCGCTTGCACGAACACCGGCAAACGGGTCACGTACAGTTGTAGCAACCCGTTTTTCCGCATACATCGTCAAAAATCCGGGAGCCGACTGTTCGTATATTTGAATGTCAATTTCTTCAATATCAGCAATGGTTAGGAATCTATCCCAATTTGCCAAATAAATTGGGAATGTTGCATTAAGGAAAGAATTAGGAATAACAGGCCATCCAAAGATAGAACCGACTGCGCCGCCTTCACCCGCTTCACCTAATTCCAAAAACAATGGTAAACCCTGCGTATCTTTTAATTGACGCAATGTTTGAATCATTGTTGGTGTCATGTGCCACGCCGTAGTTGGCAATGACCAATATTGCGCTGGCAATGCATTTGCAATGTCAACAATTTTGTTGTACGTCACAGCAACGCCGCCAAGCGATACAGTTGCTAACGTGTGAATGCCATTTGTAATTGCAGTACCGCTTGAACCAAACGCGGCTGTTGCACCGCTTGTGTATGAACTTAACCCACGCAAACCATAAGTCGCGCCTGTTGTTGTTGTTGTTGAACCCGCTTGGTCATTGTTCGTAGCGATTGACGCGCCTTCTTGTTGCGAAAATTCCAACGCAAGGTCTGTCAACAAAGCATCTTGCAAGCCGTTAATATCATCCATAGCGGCAATACGAACGGGCAAAGTTGCGGCAATAATGCGTGTGGGCATTACCCAGAACGACGTAGCGGTGTCT